AGATTGCAGCAATTTTCAGACCTCTTTCGTCTGTTAGTGCAGCAATGTCAATTAATGATTGCTCTAATGAAGTTTCATTCAAATCAGCTGCTGTAGCTAAAGTATTAGATACAGTACCAGAAATAGTTGGGTGGTTTGTTGCAAACAACGCCGAACCATCTCCTGATGTGAAAGTGCCAAATCCATTGATTAACGGATTAACAGCTTTTACTTGTTTAGTATTCGCCATAGATCTAGCTAATGCTTTTGTATATCTACTAGCAAGTCTGTCATACAAGTTATCCTCAATAGCTTCTTCAGTTATAGAGAAGGCAAGAGCCACAGTTTCGTGTGTGTATCTTGCAGTGTAAGTTTCTTGAGCATTGTCAAAAGTAACTCCACTTCCTTCTGGTTTAACTGCCGCTTGAGCAAAACCTGATAACATAACTTCTTCTTCAAACGCTCTGTCTGAAGATTCAGTAGTGTATATTTCAGCGTGCTGATTCTCATAACGTTTATATTCCAGGCCGAATAGTGCATTCAATCCTGGCTCTAGTTCTTTGACTAGTTGTCCTCTAGATATAGCCATAATTTATCTCCTATTCTCCTATTATACTCCAGCTATCTGTTTCAAGAAGTGTTCGTTGATAGTAACAACAAAATTTGTATTTGACGTAGTCAAATCATTGTTGTCGATATTTTTCGAAACTCCGATCACTTTTAGCTGACCTGTTGTTGAATGCAAAGTTGAATCATCTAATTCTACTTTTGATACGTAGTTAGCTGAATCACCTGCAGTGTATAAGATATCATAATTCATGAAAACATCAGTCTGTGCCGAAGCAAGTGTGTTATCAGATTGAATTTCAAATCTCTCATACGGATCATCGCTTACGAAACCAACAATATCTGTAGCTGTGTTAGAAGCTTTCAGATTGTTAGCAAACGTAGGCTTACTTGTAGTTGCATCAGTAAAGAATACACCGTTTAGTGAACCCAATAAGACATCCCCTGCAGCTGCTACTCCAATTGTTCCAGTGTTTAATGCTTTAACTGGATCTTGAAAATAGATCGCTGTAGCGGAAGCCGCTATACTGTACTCACTTAAACCTTGCGCATCTCTGTTCTGACCAACTTTTCCGATCGGTTTTAAACCGAACGCAGCATCTTTATTTGCCATAGTAGTTGTCCTCCTTAGACATTTGTTTAGTTTAAGTTACTTCAGTTGGTTAAGAATTCTATTATGATTTCTTTGTACCACCAAAAGTTACACGAGTCTGTCGATCAATATTGATCGGCATACTTGGATGCTGTTCCTTCATAAGATCGTTGTCTACTGCTTCAACGTTTTCATTACCCTGTTTAACATAGTAATCTGTACGCTGTTTTGCGATCTCTTCCGGTACCCTTGCCAGCACAAGTCCACCAACTCCGATCACTCCCTTGTATTTTCCGTCTTCAACAATTGGATAGTTTGAATCTGGATATTCATCTGCCCGAACTAATTCATATCCTGATCTTAGTCTTCCAGCTACATTTTTTGTATCCTGGAATCCCATTGATTCAACTCTTATCCATCTGTGTTTAAATCCTGTAGGTGCAGGGGGTGCATCTAAACTTGATGGGGGAGACCAGACTTTAGGCTTTGAAGTTTTTTCTCTAGTCTGACTCGCACGAGAAGCTCTTTTATTATTATCATTTTCCATATGCTTATACCTCCTTCGTGATTTTTAATTGTTTCGCATATTCTTTGAGTGGCACACCTAATTTTTTTGCGATTGCTACCTGTGACGGCGTGAGAGTCACAGTCTTGCGACTAGTATTTGTACTTCGCTTCGCACTAGCTACTGTTTGTACGGGTTTAGTCGTTTCCCCTTTTTCACTATTATTAGCAAATTTTTGGGGGAACTCAAGTCTTATTCTCTTATCAATCTCATTATAATACTCATCAGATTTAGGATCATATCCCTCTTCTTCTGTCAATTTCTTATGTAGATCAAAAGCAGTATAAGTCATAGCGGTGTCTTTGCCGAACCATTCGTTTCTAGATGCCCATGCTTCAGCTTTTGGATCTGGAGCTTGAGCAGGTTTTTCTTGTAATTTTAACTCTGGTTCTGCTTTTTTGTTTTTATTAAACTCTTCTTGAGCAATTTTTGTCTCTTCGAGTTTTGCTTTTTTATAACCCAATTCAGATATTGCAGTTAAGGCTTCTGCTTCAGCTTTTAAATCGTTTGCTTCTCTAGCTGCTGCAAGTTTAGCCTGTGCTGCTTGTACACCTGATGTAATACTATCTTCTGTAGATTGTAAGTATCCTGGTTCAAGTTTTGAGATTTTAGCTTCTGCTGCTTCTCTTAATTGAATTTGTTTTTTCGCATAAGATGCTGCTTCTTCTTTTTGTCTCTCAGCTTCTCTCCATTTATGAGTTAGTTTAGCTATTCTTCTTTGTACATCTTTACTGTAACTTTCTAATTCTTTTTTATCTTCTTTCTTTTCTTCTTCTTGACTCTCTTCTTTTTGGTCAAGTTTTGTTTCTCTTTCATTTTCAAACGTTTTGTCTTCTGCGTTATCTTCAGCTGGTAATTCTACTTCAGGTTTTTCTTTTTCTGCAGTTTGAGTTTCTTCTAACTCAATTTCTGTATTAGGACCTGATGTATCTATATCAACTGTTTGTTCTTCTTTTGGCATAGTTATCCTCCTCTATGTTTAATATTGATGAAGTATATCTTCAGGGTTTTCGATGGTTGCTAAAACTTCATCATCATTTAGCAATCTTACTTCCCCACCATCGATCTGGATTCTTGATCCAGCGTATCTAGCGAATATTATCCAATCACCTTTTTTACACCAAGGCCCTTCAGGAAATTTTGTTTTATCATAACAATGTGGACCCATAGCAAGAACTAGACCACATGTAGAACCTACTTGTTGTCTTTCTAAAGTATCTTGACCAAGATATAATCCACCTTTAGTTTTTTCTGGCATTTTAAATGGCAGAACAACTAATCTCCATCCAGTTGGTTTGGGTAATTTATTTGATTCTTTTTTCTTTAAACGTTCGTAACCATCAACTTCTTTTTGATGATCTTGTTCATATTTATTTAATAATGCCGGCTTAACTTCTTGGTTTTTCGAAGTCGACGACGTTTTCTCTTTCTGACCTATTATCATTTTTTGGCTCCTTTGGGTTTAGCAGGTTAGAGATTTCCTGTGATATTTTTAAGTAGGCATGTGCCTGTCCCATCATATACTTATATTTTTCCATATTGTCAACAGTCCCACTTATCATGGAATCACCAATATTTTGATAAGACTCTTTTAAAAATTTTTGTATTTTATTTAGTATTACGAGTTCTTCTGATTGCATTTTTTCCTCTCTTAAAAATAGCAGCGACTTGTGATTTACCCATAACTTTGGCTCGCTGTTCTCCAACAGTTAGGATTTGTATTTTTCTTGCAAACGGTTTAGATATCTTCTTAACCTTTGCAACAGTCTTACGAGCATCAGCAGGAGTCGCAAACTTAATCCCAACAGTATCTTTAGGATTTTCATCTGTGTAGAGTCTCCTACCAGAGCCTTTAGGCTTTTTTCCCGTTCCTTTTTTTGGATCCGCCATGAATAACTCCTTTTAATGTTTTAGCTTGCGCAGCGTGTGTCTTCGATGCTTTTTGCAAACCTTTCATTACTTTTTTTATTTTTTGTTTTTTTAACACTTCCATCTCCTTCTAGCCTGACGGATTCTTGAGTTCGGATCATTACGAGTTTTTGCTGAAGCTCTTTTGAGCTGACCTAGTGATCTTGCGCAGTATGATTTTCTACGTTTAGCAGCTTTTGATCCTGGCTTTACTTTACCAGTCACGGCTGTTTTTAATTTAGAACCGGGATTTAATCTTCTATAGGCTTTGACACCGGCTCGTGTCATTCCTGCTCCAGACTTTGTAGGTCTAAAGTTTTTTTTATTTCTAGCTGGCATTGTGCCTTTTGAAAATTCTGCTCTTGTTTGATAATCTGTTCGCATTAGTCAAGCATTCCTTTATAATATTTTGAATAAGAATCGTTATTTAATGTTACACCACCATATTCAGAATTAATAGCTGGGCCCATATATCCACCCATACTAGCTTTTTTTCTTTTTGCAAATGTTGGAACATTTGTAGGTTTTCCACCTACACCTTGTGCTTTACTTCTTTTCCTTGCAACGGCACTCCGTCTCTGGGAGTCTGTCATCCTTGCCGCTTTGGCAGCAGGGACGCACTTTGGATATTTTCTTTTTGAACCACTCGCAGATTTTCTTCCACATTTTTTAAAACCTCCGCCTTTTTTCTTAGCGCCGATGTCCACCCAATCTTGTTTGAACCATTCTTTTAAACCGGCCATTACGAATTCTTTCCGATAGCTTCCCTATTAGTTCCTCTTTTGGCTATCTTACAAACACTACCACCTTTTCCTAAACCTTGTCTTTTTAATCTAGCAGTTGCTTCAGTTAAGCCTCCACCCATATAGGTTTGTCTCATCATGCCACCACCCATAGCTGGTTTACGACCTTTAAAATCTTTTCTTTTCACACCTGAAGGGTCTTTAATTTTACCTGCACAAATTTTAGAAGCGTATGCGTTAGCGTATGCACTAGGATATACCGCAAATTTTCTTTTTGCTGCTGCTTTACCTCTTGGACATAGTTTAGTCATTATGATCTCGCTGTTTGTTTTGCTCGTTTAAAGTCAGATGCTTTTGGTGCACCTTTAGCACCTTTCTTTCGCATCTTACCTCCACGCTTTCTTTTAGCGTGAATGTTTGCATATAAACCTGGACGAGCCATTATTTTTTTCCTTTTAAAGCTGCCATCATCATAGATGGTTTTTTTTCTTTTTTATTTTTTTTCTTAGCCTCAATAAATTTTCTAAGTTGTGGTGGGATAGTTCCGCCTTTAGCAGTCATTCTGTTAACTACGTTACCTTTACTTTTTTTATCTGCAGCTGCTTTTTTCATAGACTCTTTTGTATTCTTATCTTTGTCTATATCTAAAAAATCAGGCTTTGGTGTTCCTTTGGAATACATTCTTCTTCCCATTCCTCCACCCATAGCTTTAAATCTATTAGTGACCTGTGTGTTATATCTTTTATTTGGCATTATTTTTTTCCTCCGTTTCTAAATATTTGTGTTCCCTTTATACCATAAATACTCGCTACGACAAGTATCCATAAATTTGTAAACCATGACGGGAGCTGTGAGAACATCTCAAAAAACAATTTTACTTTGTCCATCGCACTTGGATCGTCTGATATGACTGCCCAAGCGAGCACCAAAACGGGCAAACTGAGAATTATCAAAACTGCCTCGTCTTTCCAGTCCGATTGTCGGGCTTCTAATAGTTTTCCCTGGTAAGCTTCCTCACCACGGGCCATCTTAGAGGCATGCATAAGTTGTGCCTCAGACATTGCCATCTTCGTCTTCTGCTTGTTCTCATAAATCTTACTACCAGCAGAGACGGCTAATTTTATTGCCGACAACCACATATTAATAAGCCTTAGAACTTCTTTTTTTCTCTGCTAAAACAGCACCTTGACCTTTTACTTCTATCTCAGGGCCACCTGTACCAATTTTATTTCTTGCGGCTCTGTTAGCAGTAGTTTCAGATCTTGGATCAACTTCTGTTTCTTGCTCACCAACTTTTACGTCAGTTATTTTATCTAGTTTTTCCATTTTTTCTCCTTATTCCTGCCTCATTCAAGGCAATTGCTATCGCTTGTTTACGATTTTTTACTTTTTTATCAGATTTTCCGATAGAAAGCTTCTTTTTTTTAAACTCTCTCATAACTTTTGCAACTTTTTTCTGTTTTTTGTCCATTTTTAGTTACCTTTTCTTACAATACTTACTTGTGGCATCATTTGATCACCAGTTGGTAGAGTTTTTCCTAAAATTGTCTTTTCAATCGACGTATTAGCTCTTAATTTTGCTAATTCTTCGTTTTGTTCTAGCTTTTCATCGCTGTTTTGTTGGTTCATCATTGCTTTCATCTTATCAAGATTTAATCTTTCATCAGCATCTTTAGCTTTTCTAGCATTTTCTTGTGCTCTGATGTCTAATTCTCTTGATCTTAGTTTAGCAATAGGGTCATTATCAAATTGAGAAGTTATTTTTTTCTCTTCTTCCATAAAATCACCCATCATTTCAGCGATTAGTTGTGCTTTTCTCGCATCTATTTTTTGAGTTATCTGCATAACTTGCATTTGCATCTGTTGAGCCATCATTGGATTCTGTTGCATCTGCATTTGCATAGTTTGTAGTTGTTGTATCTCGTCTCTAAATTCTAACTCAACTTGTTCTTGAGACATTAAACTAATATGTTCAAAAATATTTTTTTCTAAAGATGCTATAACCATCGGATTATTTCTAGCCATGTTAGTTGCCATAAAATTTAAGTGAGCAGTTATGTGTGCTCTATGATCTTGACCAGGAAAAGCTTGAAATTGTCCTCCACTCAAAGCTTGTATGTGTTCTAATGCAGGATCCATTGGCTGTGGTGGTTGTGGTCTCATTAATATTTGATCAATATTTTTTACACCTAAAGCCTCATACATATTTCTATATGCAGCATAAAGATTGTGCATTTGTGGATTTGAGGTTGCCAGCTGCAACTCAGTCTGAGCGAGGGAAATACGCTGAGTTTGTGAAAAAATGTTGGGATCTGCAACTGGCAATATATCTACTCTATCATCAAAGTCAGATTGCTTAATCATTCTTTGGGCCCCAACTACGTCATACGGATATTCTTGAGGTAGATATAATTTGAATACTCTTGCTAAAATTCTAAATTCATTTTTTAAAGCAGAGTAAATTCTTTTGTGGATTGCAGACATTGTTCTTGATCCTCTTTCAAGAAGAGCAACTGTAGTTCCAACTGCAGCTTGTTGATTGCCATCACCAACTTGTAAGTCAGCAATAGATGCAAATCTTTGTCCTGCTTGTACTACAATACCCATTAGATTTAATAATGTTGCAGATGGTTCTTTGAAAGGAAGCATCATAAATGAATCTCTTAGATTACCACCTGGTGCATCTACATCTCTAAACTCACCTGGTTGAATTGATTGTGCATCATCTCTGATTCTAATACCACGCATTTTAAATCCTGCTGGTAGATTAGATAATGTCCCTGCATCAAGTAATTGTCTTAACGCAGCTGTCGCTGTTCTAGATAATCCACCAATCATGTGTATTAAACCAAAACCATAGAATCCTAAACCAGGTAAAAATTTAAAATGCACAAAGTATTGTATTTTCTTTTTAGCTGGATCACCTATCTCATAATTTCTTTTTATAGATAAAATTTCTCTTGACCCTTCTTCAAGAGTTACAATGTATGGAATTTTAATTCCTGATGGTTCACCAGTTTCTTGATTTACATCTTCAAATCCTTCAAGATCTAAATTAATATGACACTCTAATAAAGTGTAAACGTCTTCATTAACAGTTTTACTTGAACCTTCTAATTCAGCTTCTTTCTTTTCAACATCTGTTTCTTTATCTTGTGGTTTTCCAATTTCAATGTCTCTATAGAAACCGGCAACTTGTTGTTTTCTTAATTCGTTTGCAGAAATTTTTACACGATGAATAATCGCTTCCGCATCGTCTAATGAGGTAGCTGTGTACGGAACGATTAAATCATCTGCTGGAACAAATTTACTTACGGCTCTTTGTTCCATTTCATCGTAGTAAACTTTTTTAAATGTACTACCTGAAAGTGGTAAATGAAATAACATAGAATCAAATTCTGGTTCATACTCTTTCATCTTTTCCATTATTTCATAATTCATAAAATCTTTTACACGTTCTGCCTGACGTGTTTTTTCTTCATTTGGTGCTCCTAAAATCTGTGTTCTTACGGGTCCGTCTGCCGGTAATAATTCTTTGTAGGCTAATGCTTGAAACTGTGTAACTGCTTCTGCTAACACTGGGTGTGTTGCACCAGACGCTCCTTGAAAAGGTTCTGTTCTATTGTCGTATTTAAATCCTAAAAGATCTAAACCTTTTGTATAACTTTGTTCCCAATCTTTTCTTGAGGACATGTAGTCCATATATTTTGCATTAAGATCAGAAGCTAATCTTCCTAATACATCATCAGGTAAAAAATCTGCTAGGTTTGCATAGTGCTCATCACCGCCTTCTGGTGATGCTGCAGATGGTTCTAAATTAATTGTTGCTGATCCATCCTCGTTTTCTGTAACTTCTACAGCATCAGGTGATGCTTCTTCTTCTTCGATTGTTTCTACAACCTCTTCTTTAATTTCTTCCTCACCTGGAACTTCAAATTCTTTTCTTGTGTTTGGAAGTGCTTTGTCTATGTCTGCCATTTATTTTCTCCGTAAGTTTAACATCTTTAACAGTATTATAGGATAATTTCAAGCCTTGTGGCATAGGCCCTGATTTTGGTGGTATTGTGGTTGTTAATTTCTTAGTCATAATCTGAATAATCTTGATAATATAAGTCATCACCTGGACCATATTTACTTTCTAAATATTCCGCTTGTTCCATTGTGCTTTCATTCATAGCTTTTGTTTTATCTTTTTTCTTTTTAGATTCTACAATCTCTTTCATTGTTCGTTTTTCACCTGTTGCAAATTCTTTTAATTTTGTTGTATCAGACATCAAGTCACCAATATCTTCGGCATAGTTTTCACCATCAAATTCTATATCATAATCATCGGGACCTGTTCTTATTCCTCTTGGCTCAAGTTCTGTTGCGTAAAAATTAGCTGAAGGATTTGGATTACCTTCGTCCGGTAATTCTTTTTTATAAACTAAATCAACAGATCCTTCACCCATATTGTCTGGACTTTCATATTCAACTCTAATAGTTCCTTCATCAGTATCTTGATAAACTCTTACAGTTTCATTATCAGCTATATTAACTTGATTAACAGTTTCTCTTTCTTTAGTTGCAAATCTTTCAGTTACATCTTCTCCCGTTCTAATTACTTTATTAACTAATAAATCAAACCATTCTGGTTTTCCTTTTACCACTTCAGTTTTTACTGCATCAATAACAGGTGCAGCTTCTTTAGCTACATCAAAGAATCTTCCAATAATTGGTAATGATGCAAGCCCACCCATAATTTTCATAAACTTTCTTTTACTAGGATCTTCTGGTCCATCTGCAAAACCCATTCTTCCACCATACGCTGCAGATTCTCTAAGCAGATCTTTTTGTTCTGCAAGATATTGTTGATACGCTTCTGGATCGTTTTCTCTCATATCATCTATTCTTCTCTGTTCTTTTATTGCTTGGTTTACTAACTCTACACCTTGTAAACCAATACCTATAGGTGTAAAACTTCTTGCAAGTCTTCCGATAGGATTTGTTAAAAATCTACCAACAGTAGACATAATACCTGAACCACTCCCTGCAACTCTTTTTCCTAACTCTGGTAATAAAAGATCTGCACCTGCAATAGCATAGCTAGGATCTTCTGAAGTTAATTCTTTACCTGCAAAATATGTTGCAGCTGGCACTGAACCAAGTGCTCTTAATAAATTTTTAGCAAGAGCGCCATAAATTTTTCTTCCTTTCTTTGTAACTAAAGGTGTTGCTGCTGTAGCTGCTCCTGTTGTAAGTGGATAGTCTTCATAAAATTTTCTATCTTCTGAATCTACTTGTTCTGTTTCATCTGCTTTTACTTCTTGTCCTACTCCAAGTGCAAGAGATATTGGAACTCCAGCTATTAAACCATATTTACCCGCTTTGCTTGCTTTATCTATAAAACTAGTTGTTGGTTTTAATTCTTTTATCAAATCATCTTTAAAACCCATAATGTTAAGAGTATTTTTTATATGTGGAAAGTCTCCAGTTTTAGAATCAAAGAATACAGGGTCACCACCACCTATTCTACCAACGTCTGAAATTTTTACTTTTACGCCTACAGATTTTAAATAGTTATCAACGTTTTTTAATTTTTCTGTATCGCCATAAAATCTACCACCTTTTCTAAAAAACTTTTCAACTTGTCCTTCGATAAAAGCAGAGTTAAAATCACCAGGAGTAATATTTGCATTAGATGCAAATTTACCCATTCTTGTACCAACTTTATTAATATCAAAGA